CGATCTGCTCCTGGAGCTCGCCAAACTGAGTCGAGAGGATCTTCTGCTTGCCCGCAGTCGTCTCGGCAGCCTTCGCAGCGGCGCCCTTGTACTTGTCGGCGAGCTGCTGGGTGGCAGTGGCGAGGTCGAGGGTGTTGCCCGCGGCGTCCTTGGTGGCGCCGCCGAGCTTTGCGTAGGCGGCGACGGAGCCGGTGACCTGGGCGCGGGCGAGGGTCTTAGTGACGGTCTCAAGTGACTGCCCGGAGCCGGACGCGATGTCCATCGCCTCTGCGGCGAGCTGCTGCGCCTTGGTGACGTCGCCCGTCGCTGTCGCCAACTTGGCAATGGCGGGCCGAAGTTCGTCGTCCGCGATGCCGGTAGCCTTGCCCTGCGCCGTGATCCACGCCTCCGTGGACGCGATCTGAGCATCGGAAGCGCCCGCCGCCTGACGGAGCTGTTGAGCGAGCTGAGCCTGCGCCGCCTCGTCTGCTGCGGCCGCCTGACCGGCCTTGACCGCAGCTACGCCGCCGAGGAGCAGCCCGCCGGCCAGAACCTTGCCCGCGATGTTCCCGACCGCCTTGGCCTTGCTGCCGAAGCCCTGGAGAGCCGCCTCGCCATCGCGAACGCCGGCCTTGAGGGCTGAGGCGTCGCCGATGAACTCGACAACGATCTTGCGGCCAGATCCACCGAGCGCCACAGGTCAGCCCTCCTGCCGCTGTCGAAATTCGGCCAACTGGTCGACGTACTCCGTGATCTCGCGCCAGGTCATCTGGTCAATGTCGGCCGGAGTGAGTCCGTAAAACTCGGTCAGGGAAGGAAGGGTTGTCAGGAGTTCTTGCCGGATGCTTTTGGGGCCGGCGTCGCGTCCTCGATCTCCTCGATCGAGGAGCCCATCGAGATGGTCTCCAGCACGTCCAGCAGCTCGATGTCCTCGCCGTGCGCCATGCGGCAGGCCCACATGAGTGCGCCGACCTGGTCCACCCCGGGAGAGTCCTGCGCCGCCATCGCGTACTCGGCGAGACCCATGCCCAACTCGCGGCGGAACTTGTACTCCACGGCCCCGGTGATGTCGTTCGGGTTGAGGACGTAGTCGACGCCATCCACGCGGATCGCGAAGAATTCGCCGTCCATCGCGGCCTGCTTGCGCTTCTTGCTCGAAGCCGTGGCGCGCTTGGCTGGCGGGCGGTGGTCCTGCGGCTGAATCGGGGAGACGGTCACTAGTCGAGCCCTGCTTCCTTGATGATCCGGTCGAGCGCGTCCCGGTACGTCTCGTTGATGCGCTCCGACTTGAGGCGAATGGTCGGGAAGAGGAAGTAGCCGGAGCCCGAGCCGGAGCCGCGCCACGGCTTGAACTGCTGCGTGGTCGGGCGACGTCCACCACCGAACTCCGCGCCAGGCGCAGCGGGATCATCACCGAGCGCTACCGAGCCAGACTTCAAGCCCGCAGATGCCTTGATGCCAGGCGCGACGTGCGCCGCCACCCCGCCCAGTGCGCTCGCAGCACTACGCGAACCGTCCGCCACGGTCGTGGCGACTTCCTTGTTGGCAACCCTGACGGCGACTTCCGAGCCGTTCTCCAGGGCTTTGAGTCGAGCGATGACTTCGTTCAGGCCGTGGACCCGGAAAGCACCTTCGTCGGTCTTGATGCGGGTGGTGCCGGCCATTTAGCCAGGCAGCGTCTGCGAGGAGGTGACGGCGAGCGAGATGGGGCTGTTGGTGCCGTCCCACTCCGCAACGCCAGACAGTTCCTGCTTGAGCGCACCCCGGTCGCCGGAGAACGACAGCTCGTCGAACCGGAAGCCCGGAATCGTGGCCGTGACGATGTCGGAGCCGTTCGTGAACGTCGCCACCACCGCGGCCGACAGGGACGACACCGACGTGGCGTGCACCCGGTTGAACTGCGTCAGCGACTCGAAGTCCGCCGTCATCGACGCCGTGATCGCCAACTCGCCCAGCGACGGCTCCTTGGCCTCGGTGTTCCCCCGGATCTGGCGCCGGTCCACGTTCATGCCCTGGTCGACCTCGACCGTGAAGGAGTCCAAGTCGAGCTGCGTACCGGCCACCGTGACCGCGCCGTGCGCCCAGGCGAAGTTCACTTGTGAGGCGGTCTCCGCGTAGGTCGCGAGCGCCGTGCCAGTTGTCCAGTTCGCCGCCCACAGGTCCAGCCCGAGGACGAGCATCCCGTCCGTGTCGCAACCCAGCGTCCACTTCGGGACCTTGCAGCCACCGAATGTGACCGCCTGGTTCGTGCCCGCCGGGTGGAACGGCGCGTTGAACTGGGCCGTGAACGACTTACCCATCAGTGCGCCGGTCGTGCCCTCCGTGCCGGTGTGCACGTAAGGACCAGAGCCCGTGGTGCCGACCGTCCCGAGGAGGTGCTTGAGCCAGAACGACATGTCCTTGGACATCCAGTCCAGGTCCACGTGACCCTCGGCGTGGTGCGCGTAGGGGACCACGCGAGCCTGCCGACGAGCCCGGGTGCCCGGACGCATCGGATTCGTCTCCGTGCGACCCGCGATCGGCTTCAACGGCATCGGGTCGCCGTTGTACGGGAACCCCTTCGTCACAGTGACCTTGGTGCCGAACGTCGACTCGTCCGCCACCATCATCTGCTGGTCGTAACCGGACACCTCAGGACTCCTTGCTCTTGGGCTTCGTCACGTGCTGCCAGAGGGGCGAGCCCTCGACGCTCTCGACCTGCTCCGGCGCGAACTCGACGTGCGTGCCCTTGGTGACCTCAACCAGCCCGAGGGCCGGCAGGTCTACCGGGTCATCGCCCGTGTACTTGAAGGTCTGCACGCGCACTCCTAGGTGAGTCTGGCTTGATAGACGACGGTGTAGGTCAGCTCGGACACGGCGCCCTTGTCGTTGAACGCCTCGACCAACTGGCCGGCGCCCTGGACCTTGATGGCGCTCAGGCCGTCGATGGCGGTGTCCCAGTTCTCGTGGATCGCCACCCACTCCTCGACCTCGGTGCCGATCTCCACGGCACGCGCAGAGGTCCACTCCGGGCCCTTGCCGATGCCCTCAACGAGGATCACGACCTCGAACTGAGCGACCTCGTCGCGGAAGGTCTTAACCGGGCGCATGTTCGCGGGCTGGTGGTCGAACTCGGTGTTGCCGGTCCAGACCCGCTCACGCTTCTTCGAGCCCCACCTGTAGCCGAACGTGGTCTCAACTCCGTCGAGCGCGGGCAGGCCCTTGATGCCGTCGATCAGCAAGGACCGGACGGCGACGATCTTGGTGGCCACGTCAGGCGAACCCATGGCTTGCGGTAGTCCGAGAGTACGAAGCGATCAACGCGTCCAGTTCGGGGTAACCCGTGGGTCGCTTCTCGCCCGGAAGTACGTAACTGGTGGTGCCGAACTCGTTGGTCTGGGAGGTCTTCCGGTCCCACGAGCCCGACTCTTCAGACTGTGTGATGAGCCGGTCGCGGGTCGCCCACATGACCGAGTCCTTCATGTCGCCAGGGCACTCGTCGAACGCGCCGGCCGTGTAGGTAATCACGACCGCAGCGCCGGTCGCCCATGCGGCGGTCCCGATTGACGAAGCCGACGCGTACCGGAGGACTCCGCCGGTCACGTCCAGACCGCTGACGTCGACACTGGCCCCCGCGACCGTCACCGAGACTAGTGACCGCGCGTAGGGCTGCGACAGGACGAGGGTGGTCGAGCCGTCGCCGCGCAGCGTCTCGGCGAACTCCCGCGGGATCAGCGCGTAGCCGATCTCGCGCTCTACGATCCCGACGAAGTATGCGGCGGCGGCGAGGATCTCGGGCTCGCCGAACTCTTGGCAGTCCGGGAGCGTTTGAAGCTCTTCGACGGTGAAGTAGTCCGGCTCGGCCACTGCTCAGCGCTTCTTGGTGCTCGTCTTCGCCGGACGAGTCTCGGCCTTCTTGGTGGCCGGAGCCGGACGGGTCTCCACGTTGTCGTCGCCCTTGACCACCGGCACGGCGTCACTGGTGTGCATCAGACGCACGGCCTCCGGGGTCGGCAGGTCGTGGACTTCACCGTCGGGGGTGCGGACCTTCATGTGAGCCTCCTGTAGGCCGATTCCCATTGCCGCCAGCCGTCCTGGATGACGAAGTCGGCGGCTCGTTCCTTCGCCCGCTTGCCCATCTCGATCCGCATGGCCTCGTCGTTCACCAGGTCGCGGAGCCGCCGGTCCCACTCGTGCTCGTGGCGGATGAGGAACCCGGTCTCGCCGTCTATGACGAACTCGCGGTAGGGCTCGGAGTGGGTGGCAACGACGGGGATGCCGAGCGCGGCGTACTCCAGGGCCTTGATGTGGCTCTTGGAGCGGTTGAAGACGGTCGATTCGAGTGGAGCGATGCCGATGTCGAAGTCGATGCTGCGGTAGTAGCTGAAGATGTCGTTCGACCAGCCGGTGTGGCGTGCGCGGCCGACGATCTTGGCTGAGCGGTGGAAGTTCGACCCGATGGTGTGCATGTCTACGTCGGGGTTGCGTTCGAGGAACCGCCGCAGTGGGTTCGCGACGTAGTCCCAGTCCCGCTCATGGCTGTCGCCGCCGGCCCAGCCGATGGTGATCTTGTCGCGGTGGGGGCGCTCGACGTCGAGGAGCGCGCCGTCGATGTGGTTCGGGATGACCACCACGTTCGGGTTGAACTGGCGCATCACCTCGGCGAGCGGCTCTGTCGAGACGGTCACGAGGTGCGCCAAGGATGCGGTGGACTCGGTCGACTTCAGCGTCTCGGTGGTGTACCGCTTCGCGGCCCGACGGTTCGTGGGGTCGATGGCCCATAGGTCGTCGTCGGCTTCCCAGACCAGCTTGTGGTCGCGCCACATCTTCA